TCAAGAAAATACCGTTCAGGACAAACTCTCTCGCGGCTCCGCCGAGGCTATCGACCGGCGGATACCAGACGGAGAACGTCCCCTGCTCGACGAAATATAACCGCGCCCGATAGACGTTGACGTGGGAGAGGTCGGAGGTGTCCACGCCGGTGATAGGGCCGAACCCGTAGGAGTTCGCCACGCCGCTTGACCGCGCCGAGCCGCCGAGCGGATCGGTCAGCGTTTCGTTATTCTGGAACAGCCCGGCATCGGAGACAGAAATCACGCCATTGACCTTAGCGGACCCCGCCGGGGTGCCTACAGTCGGCGTGTCGATCGGCGTCGCGATCGTCTCGCCTGCCGTGAAGACGCCGACCACTGTCTGCAGGTAGAGCGTGCCCGTCGTCCCGATGTCCACCTGGCTTTTGATGATTCCGTGCGCCGTGCTGGTGGCGCCCGTCACCACCTGGCCAACCGTGAAGTTGGCCGTCTGCGTGTCGAAGTTCAGCGCGTAGGTGACGGGGCCGGGCAGAATGCTCTGGATGTAGAGCGTGCCCTGCGTGCCATTGTCGTCGATGTCAAGAATTGTGGCCTTCGCACCGGACGTTGCGCCGGTGATTTGTTGGCCTTTTGTGAACTCTGCCGTCTGGCTGTCGTAGGTGATCGTGTAGGTCTGCAGGCCGTTGGCGATGTCCCAGCGTGTGCCGTTATAAATCCGCGCATGATCGGTGCCGTTGACGGCAACGAGGAAGTTGCCGCCGATCGTGGCGAAGGGGGCGGTGCTGTAATAGCCCGAAGTCTGGCCACTCACGTCCGGGGCGGGCGAGACAGTGGAACTGGCCGGTGCCGTGATGTCGTAGATGGCCGTCTCGGTGGCGGCGAAAAACCGCTCGGACGTGCCGGTCTTGAAGTTCCACAGCGACAGCACCGGAGAGCCGCTGCCGATCGTGGCGAAACGCTCCGAGCCGCCACGCAGCCGGACGGATTTCTCCGTTGGAAAGATGTTCTCCATACGCAGCGCGCCGCCCGGCTTGGCTGCCGCCAGGTTCTCGTTGGCGATCCATCCCCTTGTCGGCGCCGGGAACAGCTTCTTTTCGAGCTGCTGCTGGGCTTGCGGCTGGACCGAAATGCGACGGAAGGCGGCTGCGGGCATTGATCACCTGGTCGTCAGAGAGTAGGATAATGGCATGTACAAGAAGCCCTCCAAGCGCGAGCAGCGCGACCAGAACGTTGTGGAAAACCTATTCTACGAAATGGACGACATTGCCGCCTCGCTCGGCATTCCCCCGAGATCAGAGCGTGAGTGGACGGACGAGGAAGCCGATCGCGTCTGGCTTAAAGCTGGGGGCTCTGCTGCGGGGCTGACCCGTCAGCCGCAAAAATCTCACGCAACTGGTCGTTCGTAATCAGCCCCGCGCCGACTGCGCCCGCCAGCCCCAATTTGGCAACTTTCTCAATCCATTCCGGCGTAGCCCGCTGGAATACGGGCGAGCGCATGAAAGCGTAGCCTAGCTGGCTTTCGTTACCCGATTTCCCCCCGAAAAAGTCCGTCCAGAATTCTGGGCCGTAGACCAGCTTGGGGAGGCTGCCTGCGGGCTGGCTGCCCTCTGATCTTAGTTGCGAGACATAGGTGTTGTGCGGGTCGAGCACCTCCGCCCTGGGAACATGTGTCGCCTCGCCACTCAATTGGGTGAAATGACGGCCGGTCCCGAGGAATGGAGAGCCGACCTGCTTTGGGTCAGTGACAGCCTTGCGCACTGCGGCCATGTCCGGCGCGCCCAGCTTACGCATCTCGGCGGTATCCAGCAGCTTCGCCAGCTTGGTGCGGGCCTTGCCGGCCCCTTTCAGATATTCCTCTGTGAGCTTCTTGCTGCCTATGCCCGGCCAGTCCGCGACAGCCGGGAAGTCCTTGCCCCAGTCAGCCTTCATGCGCTCGTCAAGGGTCGAGTGCAGGATTTCCCGTGCATCCTTGGGCAGCCTCTGCTTCCGCAGCATCTCCAGTGCCGTCCTGGTGGTCTGCATCGAATAGTCGCCGCTGTGCGGACCCATCGCTACGGTGGCCCCGAATACGTTCCTGCCCTCTTCCTGCAGCGGACGGATCTGGTTCTGCAACCTACCGATGACAGCAGGGTCCGAGGCCCAGAAAGTGTCCTGCGGATTATCCGCGCGGTTCGTGTATCCTGCACCACCTTCCGATGCCACCGGCTTCCTGAATTCCTTGCCGTTGATGGCGAGCAAGTCAGGGCCGGTCAGCGTCCTGTCGCCGGTCAAGGGGACAAAAACATCCCCCTCCTTCACAGTCCCCCAGTCGAATGCTTTCTCTGGCAGCTGCGCCTTTCCCGCCCCATAGGTCGCTGTCATTTCATCTACGGGCATGCTCGACTTGATGCCGCTGAACTCGCTCCAGAGACGTGGGTCACGAATGGACGCTCCCATCCGCAGCGAATTTACTTCCGCCGGGACAGCCGCCGACCCGCCCATTGCCGTCAGGGCCAGATCGGCCGCCTGCTTCACCGGATCGACGTTCGGGTCATTGAACTGCGTGAACGGCTTGGCCAGTTGCTCGCCCGTCTCCACCTGTCGCCCTACCTCCCCGGCCGGGTCCATGAATAGCCGAGCGACTGCCGCCGGACCGAACGGACTCGTGCGCGGATCAGCAATTGTCTTAAGCACATTGGGCATCCTCGGACCCCAGTCGCCGAGTTGATTGCGTGCAGCGAAGGGCAGCGTGATCGGGGCGGATAACTCGTCCACCTGACGCACCGGCTTTGCCGCCTCGAACGCCTCGGCAATGCGCGAGTTGGCGAAGGGCAGCACCATGGGAGCCGCAGCAGCGCCCAGCGTGCGCCGCTTCTCAGCCGCGCGCCGCTCCAGAATGGCCTGCAGGACGCCCTGGGCGGCGGCGGAGGGCATTTCTGGTCACCTGTTCCGAAAGGCTCCGCCCACACCTGAGGTGATGGAGCCGCCGCCAAAGCCGCCATAGCTTCCGCCTACGTAGCCTCCGCCACCGCCCATGCCGGAGCGGGACGACCCCTGGCTGGATCTCGATTGCGCCTCTCGCTGCGCTGCCGCGGCTGCATTGCGCAGCATCTGCACCGGATGAAACATCAGCGGTGCCACAGGCGCGGGCAATGCCGCCTGCACGGGCAGAGCCCACTGCGGAGTGGGCGGGCGTGGCTGCGGTATGCGGGCTGTCTGGATGGTGTTCACCCCGCCGGTGGAGTTTATGTATGGTGAGGCCCACTGCGGGGTAGGCGGCCGAGCTTGCGGTATGCGGGCGGCCACCTGTTGCGCGGGAGGAACATATGGAGTGCCTAGCTGACGCACCGGCTTGGCTGCATCAAATGCCACGTTAATGCGGCTACCCGGTGTGGAAACAACTTGATATTTGCTCATGGCCGCCCGCGTTTTGGGGCCCATGATGCCGTCCACTTTCAGGCCAGCGTTTAGAGTATTCAAATCCTGCTGCAGCGCGGCTACCTGCGGGTCAGAATAGCGTCCTCTGGCTCCCCCGGTGGCGTAGTCGGACCCGATACCCCTTGCAGTTGGAACCCGCGGACTCTCCGCCCCAAGCGCGGCTGAATTGGCGGCAATAGTGGCGGCGTTCTCATAATATGTGGGATAGCTCCCGCCGGCCCGCGCGTAGTCGGACCCGATACCCCCTCCCCAACGGCGACTCGGCCCCAAAATCCCCGGAACGGAGGAAAACCTGCGCGGATCGTCGGGAGGAAATGAGCGGGTGGGGTCTGTTAAAGGCGAGAAGCCAGACCGCTCCAGCATGGCCCGTGCGACATCATCGCGGCTCATCCTAGCCTCCCACCGTCCCAGGGTATGCATAAACCGCGTCTGTGGGCATCCTGGCCACGCCAATGCGTATCCTGCGCGGCCCGATGTTCGTCGCAGTCAGCGTGGCGAGCAGTTCCTCGTAGTTCGCCATGTCCTCGGCATAGGCGTGGCCCTTGTTCGCCTTCCATTGAAAAATTATGCCGAGCTTCAGAAGCTCCTCGTTCAGGACGAACTCGTCGGCGTCGTTGTCGAAGCGCCCCTTGTCGCCGGCCCTGTCTTCCATAGTATGGAGCAGGGCAGAGCGCGCGAAAAGCTTTGACTGGTAGGCATAGGTCGCCGTCACGCCGGTCGCGATCGCCGGCTGGACGTGGATGCGCCCGCCAAGCAGCGTCCACCTATTGCCGACCACCGAGAACATTACCGTCAGCCATTCCAGCCACCGGTCGTAATCGGTGACGTGCGTGAACGCCGCGATGCTGTTCGACCAGAGTTCCGCCTTCTTCGGCATGCGGTCATAGTCCGCCGGCAGGGCAAAGTCCGTCGCCACGCCGTCGCCGGTGATGGTCGCGGTGCGTTTCAGCTCCTGCCACTCGTAGGCACGAGCGATGCGTCGGCCCATGGTATTGGCGAGCACTGCGAGTTCCTGGTGCTCCCGCGCCGACGAGCCATAGACGGAGTCCGGCACGTCCATGCCGATGACCGTCGCGGCCTCCTGGAAGACGGTAAGCAGCGTCACGGTCAGTCCTCGGCGTGCGGCTCGACGGTCGACGCCTCCTCGGCCATGGCCACGAGTGTCGAATGCGCCGGCTGGCCCCGCACCCCAGTGCCGGTGTGCTCCTTGATAAAGGCGCGCAGGTCATCATCCGACCAATTCTCGAAGGCAGAGCCTTGCAAGCCCGTGTTTCCCTGCGGCCCCTGTGTGCCGGCCTCTTCCTCTTCCTGCTCGGCCTCCACCTTCTTGCGCGCCGCTGGCGACAGCTTTTCCATGACGTTCGCCAGTGTCTCACGCATCTTCTCGATCTCGTCCTGCAGCCGCGCGTTCTGCGCCGCGAGCTTGGCGTCCATGGCGCCCTCTTTCGCCCGGTCGAGATACGCCTGCGCTTGGTTCTTCATCTCGCGCCCGCCCATGCCGAGCCGGGTCAGCGGCGTGCCGTCGAGCTGCGCCAGGGCCTCTGCGGTATGGATGTTCAGCGCCTTCAATTCGGCCCGCTTGGCAGCGGACAGGAACGGCAGTTCCTCCACCGGCGTGCCGGACTGCGCCCGCGCCTGGCCCTCCTTGAACGCCTTGTAATGCTCAAAATAGCACTCGGCATAGGTCACATAGCGGCCGGAGCCGCCTGGGTCGCGAATGTAAATCGATCGCTCCTCGGCCGGCACCACGAACCACGTCTTCTGGTCGCCGACGTGCTGGATGCTGCAGAGCTCGATGTCATCGAAAATCGGGCGGCCCGCCTCCTTGGTTTTTGCCGCGTTCTCGACCTTCTCCGGCTTGAACTCGATGAACAAGTGGCTTGTGTCGCCGACGAGGCTCTGGGCCATCTGATTGCTCCCATAGATGACAGGAGCCCGCAGGGTTTCCTGCGGGCTCTGAATGCTCGGACTAGGTGATACTGCCCATCATGCGGGGGCGATCTACGTGCAGCAGCACGGTGGTCGGCCCGTTGGTCGCTGCGGCAGCAGCCAATGCACCGTTTATTTCCTGGCCAGCCGCTGTGCCCGCCACCAGTCCCGTCGCTGCAACGCCGACCGCGGCCCCGGCGGCAAACGTCGTGCCGGTAGCCTTCGCCGCCGTTGCCATGCCGGAAATCTGATACCAGCCATACTGGCCGGCGACATTCGCCGACATTGCGAAAGCCACCGGGCGAGGCAGCTTGTTGCCGACCGGAGCCAGCGTCGTCTGGTGCGTGGGGTCGTCCCAAACCACCACCGACCCGACGACGGTGTTCGCCACGCCGAGCAGGTAGATGAACTCCCCGCCGCCGTAGGTCGGGTCTTTGCCGCGGAAGATCGTCCCGAGTTCGTAGACCTTCTTGGTCGAGGTGTCTGCAAACGCCTGCCCCAGAAGGGCATTTTCGGCAATGCTGTATGCCATGATCTTGCCTCCTAGGTTAGCGGTGCGGAATCGTAGAGCTTCACCATGTGCAGCGGGTTGTTCATCGTCAATTCGCCAAAGAACCCGATGTGCTGCACGACCGCGTCTTGGTTGATCGGCATCTGCTTGCCGCCGAACTTCACGAAATTGCGGTCCGGGTGATACCTGAACTTCAGCGCGCTCGTGTCGATGAAGTAGGTTGTGTCCGCCGGCATGGCCGAGCCGATGCCGCCCTCCAGCACCACGTCGACGCTCTTGCCGGCACCGTAGTATTTGAGCGCGGTGAAGCCCATTTTACCCAGCGTTGACTCGTCGTTGATGCGCTGGATCGCCACCGTCGCCGCCGTGTAGGCGGTATAGTGCGAGGCCGAGGACATGATCAGGTTCGGACCCTTCGTGCCGCGGCTGTGCGTGATCATGATGTAGTCGAACATCGCCTTGATGTTCGACGCCGTCACCTGCGTGGGCGTCGGCAGACCGGGAATAACCCCTCCCAAGCCTGTGTGCGCGTCGTAGGTCTTCGTCTGCCAGACGGTGTTGGAACGCGCGATGCCTCCATACGTGCCGGTATTGGTCGTGGTCGGAATGACCAACTTCAAGCCGCCGATCTGGTTCGGCAACAGGCCGTCCGAATGCAGATCCTCGGTGAAGCGATCCTGCAGCTCCGTCTCGGCCGCAGAAATGTGCTCCTCCATGATGTCTTTAAGCTGATTGGCCCCGGAGTTCTTGAGGATGTCCTCGCCCGACAGCGTCACCGACACTGCGGCAAGTTTTGGTACGAACTCGGCGTCGTTGAACAGCTCAGCCGGGTTCGGGTTCAGATATTGATAGCCGGTATAGCGCGTATAGCTACCCGTTTCAGCATAAAGCAGTCTTTCGCGGATGGTCGGACCCGAGAAGGTCTTGAACTGCCCGCGGTTCTTCATGGTGGAGAGGAGAGCGTTGCTGTTGCTGACGAGGTCGGCATAGCCGGCCGAGCGGTCTTCCAGCGCCAGCGAAAAAGCCTCCTGCAGCTTTTCAACTGATGTGAGTGCCAATGTGGCCTCCTATTGAGGCAAGCCCAACAAAGCCCATGACTTGTCGAGCGCAGCCCTAGTGGTTGGAGACGGTCCACGATTGCGAGGGTCTGAGCCTGCAGCGGGAGCGCCGGTGACAGATAGCGATCCACGGGTTTGAGCCATCGGATCGTGTGCGCCGGTCTGAGCGGCTGCGGGTGCGCCGGTCTGAGCGGCTGCGGGAGGGGGAGGCGCTGAGGCAAGCGGGTTGAGCCGCTCGGCGCGCACATAAGCCTCGTCGAGATCATAGCCCGCTCTCACCTGGGCCGCAATCTCCATCGACAGTTCGTCAAAGCGCGGCTTGTCGGAGGCGAATTGCTGGATTTCGCCAAGCAGGCCCTGCGCCTGCTGGTTCTGCAGCGTCGACTTCACCTGGCCGAGCTCGCCTTGTAGCTGTTGTTGGAGCTGGCCCACCTGATTGCGCAGCTCCATAATCTCGCGGGCCGCGCCGGCCGAAGCCTGCTCCGGCTGCTGGCCGGAGACGTAGCCCACCAGATCCTGCACGGTCATTCCGGCATGGCGCAGGAGTTCCTGGATGGCTGGCATGGGATCGCGCGACTGCAGCGTCTGCGACAGGCGAAGGTATTGATCCATCGTCGCCCGAATGGTCGTGCCGTGCTGTTTTGCGAGCGCGTCATAGTCCTTCAGGTCGGCGTAGGCGGCAGCGTCATCGCGGTATCTCTGGACGCCCTGCTCAAATTCGCGGAAGGCGCGATGCACCTCGGCGCGCACTGGCTCCGGCGCGTCCTTCCATGCCGTTTTGGCGTCCGGAGAAAAGCGTGTAGGAGGTTCGGCGAAATGGCCATTGAGCTTTTCGGCCTTGGCCGCATCCTTGGTTTCTGTAGTGACAGAAACCTCCCCCGCCTTTGCCGCCTTTGTTGGCTCCGCTGGCAGGAACTTGCCGTCCGGCCCGCGCTGGCGCTCGGGCTTCGCCTCGGCCTTGGCTTCCGGCGCCGGCTTAGCCTCCGGGACTGGCTCGGTAGTGGATTGGATAGGCTCCGGCGCGCGTGACGGCTCAGAGTCCACGCCCGCCTTGGCGAACGCCCGATCGATGGAGCCCCGCGGCGTTGGCTCCTTGGCGCGCTCTGCCGGGGACGGAGGCGGAGGAGTAGGAGACGGATCGGACGGTGCGGCAGGCGCAGGAGCGTCGGCCGCCGGTGAAGGCGAGCCTTGTTCAGACATTGATGATCCCTTGGGTTTAGAGGGGCGTCAGGCCCCGAGGCCGGCCTTGCTGAAGGCCTTGCCGACTGCCGCCTTGATGTCCTCGCGGCGCGGTCGCTTGGGTGCTGGCGGCGCGGTCGGCACGTCGTTGCCGACTTCGACGACGCCAGCGGCGCGGTAGGTCTGCCGCAGGCGCGACTTGCTGTCATAGAGTTTGCCGTCGAGCATGCTCTGGACGGGCGGCATTTCATCCCGCAGCAGGTGCGGCGCCGGCAGGAGCGAGCGTTTAGGCGTCGGCCGTACATACTCCTCCGCCGGGACCAAGCCGGTCCCGGTCACGATCCAGCGCAATGTACTGCTACTGCCAGACGCGCTGCGGCGACTCGATCGTCGTCTCGTCGATCAGCGCCACGTTCACGTAGCGAATGCCTTCGGTCGTGCCGTCGACCACAACAGTCCCGTTGTCCGAGAAGGTGATGCCGAAGTGCGTGCGCTGGCTGGCGGGCAGCAGGTTGCCTTCGGAGTCTACCTGGTCGAGGCCCTCGATCTCCTGCTGCTCACGTTCGCCGGAGATGCGAACGTTGCAGTGCCAGCCGCTCTTCAGGGTGGCCGGCGTCTCATCATCCGGTGAAGGGATGTCGATGATCGGAATGCCCGTCTCGTATTCCGGTGTGCCGATAGTTGGATCAATGCTGATCCCCGGCAGCGGCCTGTTCTCGGCATCGACGAACAGCGCCGTGCGCGCCATCGCCTCGAAGTCTTTCTTCGTGAGGCTGCGGAACATGAAGTCGATCATGTCGTCTCCGTCACCAGTTCGGTATTGGTCTTGCGGCGGGGGACGTAGCGGAGCTTGCGGAAGTATCCGTGTGTGACAGTGCCACCCGTTCCGCCGAAAATAATACTCGCCCCCGGCGATAGAAAATTAGTTGTCTGTCCCGTATCGGTCGCTATTGCGAGACCATCACCAGTAATGGCACGATCAGCCGACTGGAAAGCCATTGCCACTTTATGCGGGCTTCCATTCATAAGCGTACCTACAGTTTTATTGAGCGAGGTACCGTCGTTCATTAGATAGATGTTGGCGGCGGAAACCCCTAAGTAGGCAGTGCCCGCAGCATTCAACCACATACGAGGGTTAGAAGCTGAAATATTTAGTGGATAATGTTCAATCCACCAGCTTCCCGCCGTGGCGGAGTAGCCGATCGAGGCGGGCGTGATGTTGTACTGATCCGCCGCCCGCGTCGCACTCGCAGCGAACGTCGGGATGGGCGAGGTGGCGACGGTGCCAGTCTCAACCTGCATATGGTTCCAGATATAAACCCCCGACGTGCCATTCCCTGCATAGTTAACATTCGTGCCACCACTGCAGAGATCAAAGGAAGGCCGCGCCTGCGTCGTCGCCGCCTGATCTGTCGCCTCCCAGCGATACCATCCGTTGCCTGCAGGATTTATCCTAAAGCTTGGCGCTATCCCGCCGCTTACGTTGTCAAATGTCCCAGTGGTTAAATCAAAGAACACCACGAAATTAGTAAAAGCTACGCCCCCGAAAAGCCTAAATCTAGTTCTCCCATTAGCCTTCACATATCCCGATAACGTGTAGACTGTTCCAGCAGAAAGCAATGCTCCCTGTCCGTTGACCTGTATGGTGCTATGTCCCGCTGTCGCGGTGTCCTCCGTGAGGGCGAATGCCGCTCCACCCGTTGGCGCTACCCCAGCACTCGGCATCGTTGCGGCTGAGATAAGCCAGATAGCGGCATCTGCCAGCGTAGCAGTGCCCTTCTGCAAATTCGTCGCCGCCGGCTCGCACAGCAGCCCCCTCGCTGCGTGCGTCACCGGGTCGTAGTCGAGCGCGAGGCCGAAGCGGGCGGCAGTGGTGGTGGGGAGGTAGGCGGTTGGGACGGAGCCACGATTGGCCTGCGAGCGGAAAATATTTATCCCCTTCACGCCATCAGGGACCCAAACGGGGAAAGCTCCGGTCGTATAACTGTCGGGAAGAACATATAGATAAACCCGGAACGAAGCGGTGGCCACAACTATGGTGGTTGTAATCAGATACAGTCCGCCGCCCAGCGACGTTATTGTGCCGTTTCCTACAGTGCCCTGGTAAATTTTAGTCCCGGCATTGAGGTCAAAAGCCACATCTACAAAATTCGTTCCTGCCTCAAGAAACCCAACTTTAGAATAACCCCCGGCAGAGACTATCGCTGAATGGGTCCATGTATCTCCAATAACAGCCGTCGTGCTGGTCGCCATCACGCGATGCGAAGTATTTCCTGTATCGGGGAGCAGGAACGTTGCGGTTGGCGCTGTTGCACCAATAAAAGTCCAACTTGCTTGAAGATTTTCCGACTGCAATATCGTGTTATGCGGCGACCAGCCCAGCGTCCCCGCCACGTCATAGACCATTTTTGGCGAGGTTCCGCTGTTCTGGAAAAACTGGTCGACGCCGTATTCAGTGGTCGGCATGGCTACTTCCTTGTCGCCAGCATCGCGTCCGCCATCTCATAAGCCTTGAGGGCGAGGTCGGCAGCGTCCGAGTCTGGCCTGAGCGGCACCAGGCTGCAGATCGCCTGGGCGGCGAAATAATCGCGCAGCGACAGGCCCTGAAAGCCCGCCGCCGTGAGATTGCCCGAGGTGATCACCTCTTGGTCGTGCATGATGAAGCTCTGCGGAAAAGCAGGGCCGCTTGTGTCTGACATACTGTCTCCTAGGTTTTCACGGCCACGCGATTGGCGTCGACCGGGTAGGTGAAGTCCGCCGCAAAGCCGGCCGCCTCGTCGACCAGCAGCGCCGCACCACCGACCGCAGCCGCACCACCGGTCCAGATCGAGCCATCCTCATTAAACAGCGTGATCGGCGGGGCGCCCGAGGCCACGATCGTGATCGGCGGCGCAGGCCCGGTCGTCACCACAAAGGGCGGAGCGCCTCCCGCGACGGCCACGAACGGTGGGGCGCCGGAGGCTACCACCTGCACCGGAGGGGCGAGGACCGCCATCACGCGGCCTTAGGCGCTGGCTTGGGCTGGGCGGCGGCCTTTGCTTGCGCCTCGACGCGCCCGATGTCGGCGTGGATCTTCTCGATCTCAGCGCGCGTCTTCTGCATGTCGAGCACCGCGGCCTGTATGTCCATCTCGAACTTGGTCTGCAGCTCCTGAATCTGCATGCCGGCGTCGTGCTGCTGCTTCTGGTGCTCCAGGCGCATGCCCTGCATGGCCAGCTCCATGTCGGTGCGGTGCCGCTCCTGCTCCATCTGCATCTTCTGCTGGTCCGCCTGCGCCTTCTGCTGCGCCGCTTGGCTGTCGGCGGCGATCTTTGCCTGCTGCGCCTGCTGGTCAGCCTGCTGCTTGGCCTGCGCGATCTGCATCTTCTGCTGCTCGGCCTGCGCCTTGGCCTGCGCCGCCTGCGCCTCCGGTGATGGAGGCTGTGGCTGGCTGGCCTTCTGCGTAACTGCGTCGGCGAACTTTTCGATCTCCCCTTCCAGCTCTCTCCCCGCCCGGAAGCCGGCCGATACGAATTTCAGTATGCTGGCCGCCAGCGGTGCGATCTCCGGCACCACAGGCACCAGTGGCGCCACCTGCTGGATAAAACCGCCCACCGCCGCGACGTACTCGGTCCTGCGCTGCTTCTCGGCATTCTCGTCCGGCTGAATGGTCGAGTCCGTCTCAATGTCGAGCACGAACGGCCGCACCTTCTCGGAGCGCAGCAGTTCGATCACCTTCTCCACCGTAACGGCCTGCTGCAGCTGCTGCTGCGCCTGTTGCTGGATCTGCTGCTTCTGCTGCTGCGCCTGCTGCAGGGCCTGTTGGGCAATCTGCGGGTTTTGCTGCACCTGCTGCATGATCTGCGGGTTCTGCTTCGCCTGCATGATCATCTGGTCGATCTGCTGCATTTGCCCCTGCACGGCGGAGTTCACCTGCTGCAGCAGCGCCTGCATGGTCGGCAGATCCTTGATCTGCGACAGGTTCAGTAGCGCCTCGGGCGAGAAGTTCTCCGCCATGATCTCGCCCGCCATGCGGATGGCGTCACGCGCCAGGCGGATCATCTCGCCCTGCTTCTCACGGATCCTGACCGCACCCGTCTGCGCCTTGAGCTCCTGCGCGCCGAGCGTTTCGTTCGGGTCAGTCTGGCCGCGCATGATGTCGGAGAGGCCAGTGATCTGATACACGTCCTCAATCAGTTGCCGGCGCAGCGCCACGAGCTCCGTAATGACCGTCGCCACGTCATGCACCGGCAGCCAGACGATCGACTCTTTCAGGCTGCTGCCGCCAAGCGCCGCGAAGTTCGACACCCCGATCAGCACGGCGCGGTTTTCCTGGTCGGCGAACACATTCTCAATGGCCTGCGCGAGATCGCCGGCACCGCTCGGATAGAAGCCCTTCATCTTCAATGCTTCTGCTAGACTTGATATTCTAGCAGTCATCTCGTTTATTTCTTCAACCTGATCTTTATAATACAAGAAATCTGGGATCGGGATCAGACTACGCCGCTGGCAGGTGGCGTATGCCGGCTTCGGGCAGGGAAAGAACCCCTCCAAGTTCGGCAGCGGCAGGAATCCGTCCTGCGGCGGCTCTCCTGGGGTGCGGGCATCCAGCACCACCTCGACGCCCTCGCTCACCCAGATCACGACACGTTTTGGCCGTGACCATATCTGCCAGACGCCGGCCTTCTGCTCCCCTTTGTATTCCTCGCGGCTGTCCTTGCGCTCCTTGAAGACGGCGCTCTGCAGCCAATCCTCCTCGGTGTCCGGGAAGCGAGCCCGCATCTGCTTGCGCGTCAGCCAGTCACGCCTGGCCACCCAGCCCACCTCGCGCCACTTCCTCGCCGGCTCGTGCAGGAAGTCGCCGCGGTCGAGCTGGTCGAACTCCACCATCGTGTCGCTGTTGCGCAGCCACAGGACGCCGCGGGCGTGGATGGCGAGATCGTCACGCACGAGCTTCATCGCCTCGTGCAACTGCCCGTCATTCGCCTCTGTAATGGAGATCAGCGCGCGTTCGAGTAGCTCGCTAGCACGGCGCGGTAACTCCGCCTGATCCTTGAACTTCGGCACCACCACAGGGATGGCAGGCCGGGCGTAAATGGAGGGGCGGAGCACCTCTTGATTTGCCCAGAAAATCTTGAACTCACGGTCGGCGGTCGTATTCCCGAGTAGGTCCAGCTTGGCGTAGAGGTCGTCGATCGTGTTGCACTTATCATTCCACTTCTCGAAGCAGTGCTCGGCGTCGGAGATGAGCGCCAGCCACGGCTTGGCGTCGTCTGGCGTATCGGGCTGTTGATAGGCGGGCGACTCCTCGGCGTTGGCGCCAGAGTCGTCGTAGGCGTTAGCCATAGACGGCAGCCCAGCCCGGTAGCTGCGAAATGTGCAGGCCCGTCCCGATGCCCGCGAGATTGAGCAGCACGGTGATGAGGATCAGCACCGCGACCACCACCACGATGACCTTGATGATGCTGGCGACCGGCTCGGGCGGACCGAGGGCTCCGAGGACGTAGAACGCGAGCCAGACGAGCAGGCCGATGACCAAGAGGACGATGATCAGGCTGAAAAGGCTTCCCACTGTAAGGGTCATATCGCGATCCTCCTGCCGCTCCTTGGCGGCGGCGGGCCCGGCAGGTAGACCTGCCCCGGCTGTAGCTGTGGCTTCGGCCGCTCGTCCTTCACCGGGATCTGCTGCCAGGCGAGTGCCAGGTATCTGAAGGCATCGCTCGCGTGGCTCGCCCAGTTGTGATTGTCGTCGTTGCGAAAGACCTTCTTGTCGTCGTCCCAATCTCTCGCATACTGCTCCAGAGCCGGGATACCGTAATCCTCGCAGCGGGGATGGAAGACAGCCCGAGGCAGGGTCCGACGTGCGGCGTTGATCCCGTCCAACTTACGCATGTTGGGACAGAGCCTGGGATTGAGCCCCAGCAACTGCATGGTCTCAAGCCGCGATCGGCCGCCAGTAGTGCCCCATTCCCTCACAGATGCGTCGTGAGGCACCCAATCGATCGTCTGCCACTCGCCGCTCTTCTTGTCGCGCCAGCGCGGCCAGCCGTGCTCCTGGCGCTTCTGGTGATCCAATTCCGCGAAGCTCTCCAGGTGGCCGTGGTTCTCGCTGTGGCAGTCGAGCAGCACTACCTGCGTGCCCTGGACCTGCCACCACCAGATCGACGTGTCGTCGCGCACACCGATGTCCCATGCCGTATGGACTGGCACGCCTGGGAGCGCCTCCACCTCGGCGATGCGGCCCTCGTTGCGGACTGCGAGCATCTCGCGGGCGTAGTAGGCGCCCAAGATCGCGGCGTTGAAGCTGACGAGGTATTCCTGCTCGTAAAGGGCGCGGCCTTCATCCACGCCGTAGAGGTCGATGTAGTCCCGCAGCTCCTCCTGCAACTCCTCTTCCGTAAACACTCCCGTCTGGTCGACGGTCAGAAGCTCGGTGAAGTAGTCGGACCGCTTCGACCAGCTATCGAACATCGTCTTGGCGTGGTTGCGGCCACGTGGTGTCGTGATGAACAGCGCCCAGCCCTTGTTCTCCCGGAGCATGGGCTTGTGGTATGCCCACGCTGAGGGGTTTGCGAGCGCCCACTCGGAATACACGATGCCGGCCGGGCCACTGCCGACCGTGGCGTTGTAGCGGTCGCTGCCGATCAACTGAAAGGTCGAGCCGCACTTGAACTTGATGAGCATCTGCTGCTCATCCTTGGACTCGCGCAGCACCTCGGGGAATGCCTCGTCGATGCGCCTCTGGCCGGTGGCGGCATTGATTCCGTTCCAGAGGGCTTTGCGGGCCATTTCGTATTCCGGCAAACAATACCAAAATGTTGCAATTCTCTGATGAAGTAACTCGCAAGTTGCTGCGAGGGCTACTTCATCTTTCCCGGCACGCCTATGCCAACAGGCTAGTGCGCGCTTGCCTCCATTAATCAGGTAGCGGTGCAGAGGCTGCTGGTAATATCTTATCCTTCGCTCGATTTTTACCACGCGGTCTCTTATTCCTCGCCTGCTCTAGCTTCGTCGCCCAGCGGCAATTATCGGGAGAATAAGAGCCATCATTATCGCACCTCTCAAGAGTCATTCCTTCCGGGCGCTCGCCCATGTCTTCCCAGAAGTTCTCAAACGACTGCCATCGCTCACATACGGAAATCCCGCGGCCGCCGTAATATGTGTAGTTGGAGCGCTTCGGATTTGTGCACCGCTGCAGCATCATCACCCAAACACGGTACTCTGGCGTTCCAGCCCTCCCATGCGAGCGCCGCTTAAGTACTGCTGCCGCCAATTGGGCTTGATGCTCCTCGCTACGCAGCATCTCGAACAAGGCGCATCCACAGGAGATAGTCGCCCCACGTTTGACGCGGTTGGCGGCAATTTCCTTCTCGATGCCACAGTCGCAGCGCCACCGCCAAAACGTGCACTTATTTCTGGAAGGCGCCCGAGCCAAAGCCGTCAGCCGCCCGAACCTCTTACCCGTCAAATCAATGAGTAATGCCGGCATGCCCCAGAGTAGCACGCCACAGTTAGAGTGGCTATTGCAGCGGCTGGCCGCCCGCGACAATCTCCACATCGCACTTGCGTTGCGCTTCAGCCTCGATAGCCTCCCAGACCGACTGCTTCTGGGCAGCGGTCAGGGCAGGACCGCCAAGGCCGCCGTAGATCTCCAAGTAGCGCACGAATTGGCGATCGATCTCTGCGCGGCCTGCCTTCTCAAGAAAGTCATCCCAGACCGCCTGCGTGATTTCGGTGGCCATTTCTCAACTCTTCTCCTTCTTGGCCTCGTAGATTGTGATGAACTGCACCGGGCCGCCGTCGGGTGCGGCGTGGGTGAGGTCGAGCTTGTCGCCGTAGACCTTGGGCGCGATCTTGGACATCAGCCATTTGCGGGTGTCGAGGCGGAGTCTGTCGCGGGCTGGGTCGCCTTGATCGTTATCGGCAATTTCGATTATTTCGTCGGCGAGGACGTTCATTCGGGTCAGTGTTGCTGCCGCGTATTGCGACGCGAAACCATTACGATCTTCGCTAGCCCACCGACGCACGGACATCTCGTCGGGCATGCGCTCTGCGCGGCAGACGGAGCGGAGGCTCTCGCCGGCTGAGATACGATCAATGATCTCGGCTGCGAGCTCTGGCGTATAGACTGGCTGATTACCCCCTCTTCCTCCGCGTGGCATCAGCTACTCACCATTGCGGTATTCCTTACAGAGGTATGCGACGAGGACGACGCATGTGAGGCTGATGAGGGTGATGTAGTAGAGGCGCATGGGCGGCCCTCCTGGCCAGCACTAGTCGGAGTGCTTGCGGGCATTCGGCTAGTTGTCGCTTGGCCGGGAGGGCCATAGTGAACCAAAGAATTGCGTGTTGCGTTTAGCTTCATCCTGATCCCCAGGACCGAGGGAGGTTTCCCCATGCCCGCAGCCACACAGAAGACCACAAAAGTCGTGACCGAGTTCACGGACGCGCAGGGAAAGCGCTGGAAGGTTGGCGATAACTTCACGGGCGACGACAAGGCTCGGCAGGCCGCCATTGCGGCGGGCCAGGTGCAGGAGCAGCCGGCGCCAGACCCGAACGCTGCTGAGTAGGACGATCGAGGCCCCGCGGGACGATGTGGCTGGGCGCGAGGCCCCAATTCGCCCGGTGCCAGGGAGGAGCAGCGCCGGGCAACAGAAAAACCCGCGCCGGAATGACCGGGCGGGTTGGCAAGGGTCTATTTCGGCACGGAATTTACCCGGCGTCAAGCCGGAAATGCTTGATGAGCTGCGCTAGTCCGCGCCTGGCATCCGGCAGAACGGACGAGGATGCCTCGTCGTGACATAGCTTGTTGACCGCACTCAGCGCCTTTGTCCCAGCCATTGAGATAGCGTCCTGCGCGGCCCTGAAGCGGGCCTGGAAGCGTTTCAGCTCCTCGGGGGCTGT